AGTCAGAAGGACAAGTAGCATATGATATTGCTATGGCATTAATTAATAAAGCAAAAGAAGGTGATATATCTGCTATAAGAGAATTTGGTGATCGAGTTGATGGTAAATCAGTATCAACGACAGAATTATCAGGAATAGATGGAACTGATCTTCCAATAGGTATTACAGTAGAATATGTCAAATCAAAAGATTAAGGCATTATTCCCTGAGATACTAGAATTTCTATCAAAACCATATAGATACAAAATACTATATGGAGGTCGAGGTAGCGGGAAATCATGGGGAGTTGCTAGAGAACTTCTAATACAAGGTGCAATTAGACAACAACCATTGCGTATTCTATGTGCTAGGGAAGTACAAAGATCAATTAAGCAATCAGTTCACCAGTTACTATCTGACCAAATACAAGAGTTACAATTAGGATCATTCTACGAAGTATTAGAAAACGAGATACGGGGAAAGAATGGGACTAAGTTTAGTTTTACAGGTCTTGCTAACAACACAGTAGAAAGTATTAAATCATTTGAGGGTGTTGATAGAGTATGGATCGAGGAAGCACAAACAGTTAGTAAGAAGTCATGGGATATTCTTATCCCTACGATTCGTAAACCTGGATCAGAGATATGGGTAACATTTAACCCATCATTAGATACAGATGATACATACCAACGATTTGTAATTAATCCTCCTGAGAACAGTAAAGTAGTTAAGATTAACTATAACGATAATCCATTCTTTCCGGATGTTCTCGAACAAGAAAGATTGCATAGTAAAGAGCATGACCCTGACTACAGTAATATTTGGGAAGGTGAATGTAAGAGTGCTGTTGATGGTGCTATCTATGCTAAAGAGATTACAGAAGCACAAGAGCAAGGAAGAGTAACAAAAGTTCCTTATGACCCACAACTTAAAGTTCATGTAGTTATGGACTTAGGTTGGAATGATAGTATGTCAATCATACTTGTACAAAAAGGTGTATCAGATATTCGTGTCATTAACTACATAGAAGATGACCATAGAACATTAGACAGTTACTCTGCTCAACTTAAAGACATGAGATACAACTGGGGTCAAATGTATTTACCGCATGATGGTCGAACCAAAGACTTTAAGCATGGTGTATCAGCAGAAGATATTATGCGGAGATATGATTGGGATGTTCGCATCGTTCCTAGACTTGATATAGAATCAGGTATAAGGGTAGCACGAATGAACTTCCATCGAGTTTACTTTGATACAAACACAAAACGTCTTATAGAATGTTTAAAGCATTATAGACGTGGTATTAGTTCTACAACCAATGAACCAGGCGCACCAGTTCATGATGAATATTCACATGGTGCAGATGCGTTTCGTTATTTAGCAGTATCTATTGAAGATATGACCAATGAGTCTTGGCACAATAGCGAGATAAAATATTCTAATTTAGGAATCGTTTAATGAAATTAACACAAGAAGAAATAGTTGCTAAGATAGAGAACGAAGAAAGTATTGCGTATGGTATTAATGATGCGCAACTATCTGAAGAACGTGCAGAAGCAATTCAATACTATTTAGGTGAACCATTTGGTAACGAAATTGAAGGTCGTTCTCAAGTAGTATCTTACGACACGCAAGACACTATAGAATCCGCCTTGCCACAACTTTTAAAAGTGTATGTCAGTGGAGACGAAATTGTAAGATTTGAACCCAAGAATCCTGAAGATCAAGAATCAGCAGACCAAGAAACAGATTATGTAAACCATATTGTTTTAGAAAAGAACAATGGGTTTGAAGTATTTTATGTTTGGTTTAAAGATGCACTACTCTCTAAAAACGGATACGTAAAAGCATACTACGAAGAAGAAAATGATGTAGACGAAGAGTCATATGAAGGATTAACAGATGCACAACTTGATATGTTGGCACAAGATGACAATGTTGAGATTGTAGAACATACATCTTATCCTGATCCATCAGTAACACCAATGCCAATGACACCTCCAATGATGACTCAAGACCCTGAGATCAAACCATTAGATGGTAAAGGTGTTGAGATTGACATGGAAATGCAACAAGCGTTTATGCAACCTATGTTACATGACGTTAAGATTCGTATTACAGAAACTAATGGTCGCATTAAGATTAAAAACGTAGCACCTGAAAGTATTATGGTATCTGTTGACTGCAACGGAACAAACTTAAACAGTGCTAGATTTGTGCAACATCGTGAGTTAATGTGTCCTGAAGAGATTGCAGAACAGTTCGATATGAAAGTAGAAGAAGTCGAACAAATTATGGCAGACACACAAGATGCGTTTGAATTAGAATCTAATGCTCGTGATATTTACTCAGAGCAATATGATCGTGCTGTAGATACAACAGACATTCTAGTTAAAGATACATACTATCGAGTTGGTGATGAGCGTATGCGTTATGTTGTTATTGGTAATACAATAATCTACGAAGAAGAATGTGACCATGTTCCATTTGCCTGTATATCTCCTATGTTAATGCCACACAGACATATTGGTCGTTCTTATGCTGACTTAACTAAAGATATTCAAATGGTTAAATCAACATTGATTCGTGGTCAATTAGATAATATGTATCTTTCTAATAATGGTCGTTATGCTATCTCTGATCGTGTAAACCTAGACGATATGTTGACATCAAGACCAGGCGGTATTGTTCGAGTACAAGGTGAACCTGGTTCATCTATCATGCCATTACAGCACGCTCCATTCCCTGCATCATCATTCCAAATGGTTGAATACATGGATAACATGAAAGAGAAGCGTACTGGTATTACTGCTTACAACCAAGGTTTAGATAGCAACTCATTAAACAAAACTGCTACCGGTGTTCAACAAATCATGAACGCATCACAGCAACGATTAGAGTTAGTTGCTAGAACATTTGCAGAAACAGGTGTTAAAGATTTATTCTTACTCGTTCATAAAATGGTAAGACAAAACTTAACTAAACCTGACATCGTTCGCATTAGAAACAAATGGGTAGAGATTGATCCTCGTTCATGGAAGAATCGTAAAGACTTATCTATATCAGTAGGTTTAGGTGCGGGTAACAAAGATCAGCAGTTAATGCACTTAAACAACATTCTACAAATGCAAAAAGAAGCATTACAAGTTGGACTTACTGATCCAGGTAAAATCTACAATGCGTTATCAAAACTTACACAGAACGCAGGATTTAAGAACCCTGATGAGTTTTGGAATGATCCCGCTAATAACCCACAAGCAGGTCAGCAACAACAACCTGATCCGCAACAGCAATTAATTCAAGGTCAATTACAAATCGAGCAAATGAAAGCGCAAGCAGATATGCAATTAGAAGCGCAGAAGAATGATGCTGATATGAAGCAAGAGCAATTACGTTCACAAAATGATATACTAATAGAACGTGAGAAGATTGCATCTCAAGCAGAGTTGGAAAGATTTAAAGCACAACTTAGAGCAGAGACCGATCTTGCTATTGCAAACATTAAAGCACAAATGGGAATGTAATGAAAGATAAAGCACTTGAAGAAATCAAGCGTGGGGAACAAGCAGAAAAGATACTGAGCAACGAAGTTTACCGGGAAGCATTTAACAAGGTTAAAAATAACATTGTTGATGCTATGCAAAACAGTCCGTTAAGTGATGATGTAACACACAACAGATTAGTTATTGCTCTACAAACTTTGACTCAAATCGAGAAAGCACTTAAAGACATTATGCAAACAGGCAAAATGGCAAAGTTGCAAGTGCAAGATCCACGATAAAGAATTTGGGTAAGGGCAGACCCACTTAAGTAGTACATTGCCTAATTAAATAAGGAAACATTATGAGTGACCAACCAAATATGGAGTCACCACAAAGTCGCTTAGAAGCGATGCTTGGTGATATTCAAAATGAACCACCTGTAGATCAGGAAATTCAAGAAGAACCACAAGAAGTTGAGGAAGATGTAGAAGATACAGAAGAAGAGTCAGAATATGACGAAGAAGATGTAGAAGATACAAATTCCGATGATGAAGAACTAGAAACTGATGATGAAGTAGATGAAGAGGAATCCGATGAGGAACAACCTTTACAATCTGTTAAGTTAAAAGTTAATGGTGAGGAAATTGAGAAACCTCTTGACGAAGTCGTGGCATTAGCGCAACAAGGACTTGACTACACCAAAAAAACTCAGGAAGTTGCAGAAAAGCGTAAGGAACTTGAATCTTTAGAGAATCAAATTCGTTTGCAAGAGCAAAACCTACAACAGCAGTCAATGCTGAACAGTGAGTTAATTCAGGATGTAGCAAAAATTACGGCACTAGACCAACAGTTATCTGAGTTTCAAGACGTGAACTGGGAACAACTGTCTGATAGTGATTTCGTAACAGCACAGAAGAAATTCTTTACGTTTAATCAGTTACAGCAACAGCGCAGTAACTTGGTTTCACAGTTTGAATCCAAAAGGCAACAAGCATTGAACAAACAGCAACAGATGGTTGCAGAAAAAGTTGCAAAAGGTAGAGAAGTCCTCGCCAAAGAAATACCAAACTGGAGTCAAGAGACTACCCAGGAAATTATTGCTATTGGTAGAGAAGATTACGGATTTACTGATGCGGAACTTAATGCAATTATTGATCCTCGACACGTTAGAGTGTTGCACGATGCGATGCAATGGAGAAAACTTAAATCTAAAAATTCGGTAGTAAAGAAAAAGGTCAGTCGTGCTAAACCAGTAGTGAAACCTGGTTCAAAAGACCCAAATAAAGCAGTCAATTCTAACGCTAAAAAAATTCGTGAACAATTACGAAGATCAGGCAGTTCAGACTTGGCAAGTAAATTAATCGAAGAAATGATTTAAGGAGTAAACAATCATGGCAGTTTCAGCAACCAATAGTTATACCGGTGCAGGTATAGCAGAAGATTTTCAGAATATCATTTATGATATTTCACCTGAAGAAACGCCTTTGCTTTCAATGGCGAAGCGTACATCTGCGGGTCAGACTTATCATCAGTGGCAAACAGACGTATTAGCACCTGCGGGAGCAAACAGACAGTTAGAGGGCGATGATGCTTCATATGCTACTCTTGCTTCTACAACTGTGTTAGGTAACTACACACAGATCTCTCGTAAGACAGTCAATATTTCTAACACATATGATGTGGTTAAGAAGTATGGCAGAAAAAGTCAAGTCGCTTATGAACTTATGAAAGCAGGTAAAGAACTTAAACGTGACATGGAATTTGCATTAGTGCGTAACCAAGCATCATCAGCAGGTGGCGCAGGAACAGCACGTTCATCAGCAGGTTTAGAGTCATGGATCGGTGGTAACAGCGTTAAAGCAACATCAGCATCTACAGCAACTACACCAGGTTTCTCAGGTGGCACAGTTGTTGCACCTACTGACGGAACAGCAGGCACATTCGTTGAAGCAGATCTAAAATCAGCATTAGAATTAGCATGGTTAGATGGTGGTGAACCAACAACTATCTTAATGTCATCTACAAACAAAAAACTTTTCTCAGCATTTGCAGGTATCGCTGAAAAACGTCACATGGTAAATGGCACTAACGAAGCAATCATTACAGCATCTGCTGACGTGTATGTTTCTGATTATGGTAATCACACTGTTAAATTAGATCGCTTTATGCGTGACGAAGCAGTCCTTTGTGTTGATCCACAATATGTTAGCGTTGCTACATTAAGACCAATCACAAAAGAAGAACTTGCTAAAACAGGTGACTCATCTAAATACCTAATGACAGCAGAGTATGCTTTAGTGGTTAATAACCCTGATGCACACGCTAAAGTTCAAGGTGTTGGTGCGTAATCAACCTTAGTTTATAATAGAGGGGTGGGCAACTACCCCTTTATTTTTATATGGCAATTTTATTTGACAAAGATCCTTTAACAGGACTAACACAATATTACGATTATGATCCACTGAAGGATGAACATTTAATTCATACTGTTCAAGATCCAACAGCGTTAATCGAACAATTAAAACAAGTAAGAAATAACCCTGAGTTATGGAACAAGGGTGTAAAGGAATCGTGGGCGCATTATGCAAGCATCCCGCCAATTGTAGAGATGCAATTAAAAGCAAAAGGCATAGACATCTATAATAAAGATCAAACAAAAGAATTACTCAAAGAAATAAATACAAACTATCCTTGGTTAAAAACAACAACTAAAAACCATGGATAAAAAAGAATTACAAGAAATACAGTTAGCAATTCATGATCTCATAAATAAATCAGATTATGAAAATGCAATGCCTTTAATATACGCAGTATTAGAGAACTACCCTGAAGATCCACCAACATTAAACTTTCTAGGTTACATTTGGTTAATGGGTGATAAACCTGCATTAGCATATCAAATGTTTAGAAGAGCATTGCAAGAGAATCCAGGCAATAAAGCATTATGGACATCACTTGGTCGTGCGTGCCATGAAATGGATATGCCTGAAGATGCACTAAAATACTTTCTAAAGTCTGCTGAGTTAGACAATGGTTATGCTCAAGCATACAGTAACGCATCTGCTACACTTGTTCAGATGTCAGAATGGAAGAACGCAGAAGAAACCTGCAACCTGGCATTAGAATGTGATCCTAACGATTTAAACGCACAACTTAACCTAGCACATTGCTACCTGGCACAAGGTCGATGGGAAGAAGGTTGGAAGCAGTGGGGTAAGTCATTAGGTGGTAAGTTTAGAAAAGAATACGTTTACTACGATGAAACACGATGGGAAGGTCAGAAAGATAAGAACATTGTTATATATGGTGAGCAAGGACTAGGCGATGAAATTTTTTATGCTAGTTGTATCCCTTCTGCTATTGATCGTAGCAAGTCAGTTATTATTGATTGTGATCCTAAGTTAGAGGGTCTGTTTAGACGTAGTTTTCCTAGTGCAGAAGTCTACGGAACTAGAAGAGATGAACATCCTTCTTGGATTTCAGATGCGACTATTGACCATCGTTGTGCTATTGGTGGACTGCCGGAGTTCTTTTGGTTAGATTCTAAAGAGTTTAACAGAGAACCTTATCTAAAGGCAGACCCTGATCGTAGAACAATGTGGAGATCACTATTTGACTCATGGGGTAAGAAAGTAGTCGGTATTACAACTCATGGTGGTCTGAAAATGACTAACAAAAAAGGTCGTGAACTAACACAAGAAGATTTACAACCATTACTAGACCAAGATTATGTCTTTATATCACTAGACTACAATCCTGAGAAACGACTAGATGGTGTTAAATACTTTGACTTTGCAACAATGTCTAATGACTATGATGATACCGCAGGATTGATTGCAGAACTCGATGCAGTAGTTGGTGTTAATACTACCGCATTACATTGTGCATCTGCATTAGGAGTCAAGACTATATGTTTAGTTCCTAAATGGCATCAATGGAGATATGCACATCCTAGTATGCCGTTTTATCGTAGCATGAGTCTTAAATACCAAGACGATAAGTCCTGGAGAGAAGTAATTGAGTCAATTAATATCTGAAGAATATAGAGAGATGCAGGCAAAACTGCATGAGAACCCTAACTATGGGATTGCTTCTACTTACTTTGCACCTATTGTTGACGACATATTGCAAAGATTTAACATTAAAGATTTACTAGACTACGGAGCGGGAAAGTTAAGACTTCGAGATAGCATAACAGTAGACGTTAATTACACTGCATACGAACCTAGTAATCCTGAATACGATAGCGAACCCGAACCAACAGAGTTTGTAACGTGTATTGATGTATTAGAACACATAGAACCTGAGTTACTTGATAATGTATTAGATGATCTAAAAAGAGTAACATTAAAGTATGGTTTATTTACTATACATACAGGACCGGCAGTAAAAACACTTCCGGATGGCAGAAATGCACATCTAATACAGCAACCATACACCTGGTGGCAACCAAAAATTAAAGAACGATTTGACATAGTAAAAGAAATCGCTATGGATAATGGTTATCTTGTATTTGTAAAACACAAATAAGGACAATAAATGGCATTTACCAATTACACTACATTCGTAGCAACTGTATCAAATTATCTTGGTCGAGATGATTTGACTTCAGTTATCCCTGACTTTGTAGAGTTAGGTCAGCATCGAATGACACGAGATTTGCGTGTTCAAGAAATGTTAAAGTCTGCAACTGCAACTACAACAGCAGGGGACAACACAATCGCATTTCCAAGTGATATGTTAGAAATTAAAGATATTCATATAAATGGAACACCAAACTATCAATTAGAATATCAAACACCGGATCAATTTTATAGAAACGAGCAAACACACACATCAGGAACACCAAGATTTTATACGATGTTAGGTCAAGAGTTCCAGTTTGCACCAACTCCTGATGGATCACAAACAGTGCAGATTTTATATTATGCAAAACCAACCTTTATTTCATCATCTAATGCAAGTAATGTGTTGTTAGCAAATTTTCCTGATGCACTGTTATATGCAACTCTAGCAGAAGCAGAACCATATCTCATGAATGATGAGAGAGTAGCAACATGGGCAAATATGTATGATAGAGCAATTGCAAACATTAGGATTAACGACAAGGGTGCAACATACCCTAACACTTCATTAAACGTAACAACTCGATAAGGAGTAACATTATGGCAGAAATGTCGAATTTTTTAGAAAACGAACTGTATGATCATGTGTTAAGAAACGCATCATACACATCACCATCAAACATTTATGTATCATTACATACTGCTGATCCAACAGATGATGCAAGTGGAGCAGAGGTATCAGGTGGTTCATATGCTAGAACAGCAGTAACAATGGGTGCGCCTGCCAATGGTTCAGGCACTAACTCTGCTGATGTGCAATTCCCACAAGCAACTGCTAACTGGGGAACTGTAACTCACATTGGTATCTGGGATGCTTCTACATCAGGCAATATGCTATTCCACACACCATTGGATACAAGTAAAAGCATTACAACAGGCGATGTATTTAAAATTGCTAGTGGTTCACTAACTGTTACATTTGCTTAATCATGCCTGCTGATGTTTGTGGTTTTACTACCCTAGAGTCATTAGATGCTTTAGGTAGCATAGACGATTTAACATTGTCATTAGATGATGGTGCTTACGCTACTGCGTGTTTACATTATGGTGACGGAACAATTACCAATGATGGTGTTGTTGTTGCTTCACCTACAGTAACCATATCATTTAGTGGAACAATCACAGGTAATGCTGATGCAAGTGCTAGTGCAGGATTAATTGTTACCAGAACTGCTGATATAGATACATCTGCTAGTGCAAGTGCATATCCTACTAAAATTATATTCTTTAGTGGTGATATTACTTGTGATGCAAGTGTGCAAGCACTAGGTGGTGGTCAATGGACTGGATACGCATTTATGGGCGCACAAGCAAATGCTTATGTTAAAGGTAATGCGATATTTAGTTTCACAGGCACAGTATCAAGTAGAGCAGATATGAGTGCAGATTTATACATCTACGGACAAGAATGGACTCCTGTATCTACAGGTAGTGAAACATGGACACAAATAGGATAAACGAGGTAAATTATGGCAAAAACTAAAATTTCAGAATATGATTCAACCGCTAGTAATAATACTGATATAGACAGTATTAATATTGACGAGGGTTGCGCTCCCAGTGGTATAAACAATGCTATTCGTGAGGTAATGGCACATCTAAAAGACTTCCAAGCAGGTCTATCAGGTGATACATTACCAATCGCATCAGGCGGAACAGGTGCTACTACAGCAGGTGGTGCAAGAACTGCATTAGGTGCAGGAACAACAGGTGCATCAGTATTTCAAGCATCAACAGTAGCAGATGCTCAACAAGCGATGGATGTTGAAGTTGGTGTTGATGTTCAAGCATACGATGCAGACACATTAGTAGGTGATACAGCAAAAACACTTACTGCTCCATTTAGAGGAACAGTGACTACAGACAACGACTTATCATTCGATCAAAATGTAACTAATAACTTCTCATGCACACCAAGTTCAGGTGGCACATTAACTTTTACTAACCATACATCAGGTCAGTCAGGTTATGTGTTATTAGATAATAGTGCAGGTGTTGCTATTACTGCTCATGCTACAACTAAAATTACTGCAACAGATTTAACAACTATCTCAACAGCAGGTGTATACTTAATATCTTACTTTGATAACGGAACAAACGCATATTGCACAGTTAGTGCATCTTATGCTTAATACGGAGATTTACCTTGAGTTTATTACAAAACAGTAATGCCATATCTACAGGTGGTGCATATAACCTAGAATCTAGTCTACGCTTTCGTTCAGTTGCTAGTGCTTATTTAAGCAGAACACCTACTACAGCAAGCAATCAAAAAACTTGGACATTATCAATGTGGATTAAAAGAGGTTCTTCAATAGGAACTTCTTATAGTAATATATTTTCTGCTAGAACTACAACTAGCGGAACTTATACTATTGCTCAATTTGCTAGTGATATAATACAATTTGTTGATAATGGTGGCATGAATTTATCTACAACACAAGTATTTCGTGATCCATCAGCATGGTATCATTTGATATTTAAAATTGACACAACTCAATCAACTGCTTCAGATAGAGTAAAACTATATGTGAATGGAGAGCAAATTACTGCGTTTTCTACTGCAACATATCCAACTCAAAATGCTAATTTAAATGTCAATTCAACTAATACACATTTATTTGCACAAAACGCATCAAGTCAATATGGAGATTATTATTTAACAGAAGTCAACTTCGTAGACGGACAAGCACTCACACCATCAGACTTCGGTGAAACAGATACAACAACTGGTGTATGGAAACCTAAAGAATACACAGGAACATACGGCACTAATGGTTTCTATCTACCTATGAAAGAAACACAACAAGCAACTGGATTTAATACAGTGTTGTATACAGGAACAGGTGCTGTTCAAGAGATTAACAATGTAGGATTTAGTCCTGACTTTGTTTGGATAAAAGCAAGAAATTCTGCTCAAAATCATTATCTTGCTGACAGCGTTAGGGGTGGAACTAAATACTTATACTCTAATGGCACAAGTGCAGAATTAACTACATCAGATGGTATTACATTTGAATCTGATGGTTTTGTAATGAAAAACACTGGTAATGTTACTAATGGGTCTGGTTTAAATTATACAGCATGGTGTTGGGATGCAGGTTCATCTACAGTCTCTAATACAGATGGAACTATTACTTCTAGTGTTCGTGCTAATCCTGCTACTGGATTCTCTGTTGTTACTTATACAGGCACAGGTAGTGCAGGAACGATAGGTCATGGTTTGGGTGCATCTCCAAAGTTTATTATTGTAAAAGATAGAAGTGCAACAAATCCTTGGGTGGTTTATCATGATTCATTAGGTGTGCAATATTACACATTACTCAATGCTACTGATGCTTCTTATAGTAACTTATCTGATTATTGGAGTGCAACTGCTCCTAGTTCTACTGTATTTGGAATTAATAGTTATGGTGGCAATAATACTAATGGCAACAACTATGTCGCATACTGTTTCTCTGAAGTATCTGGTTACTCTAAATTTGGTTCATATACTGGTAATGGTTCAACATCTGGACCAACAGTAACCACTGGATTCAGACCTGCATTTGTGATGGTAAAGAGAACTGATGGTGGCACAAGTGGTTGGTATATGTTTGACAATGCTCGTAATCCATCTAATCCATTA